CTGCACTGCGAGATCAGTGGGTAGAAGAAATAGAAACACTGTTTGGTTGTGAGTGTGGCCTTATAGGTGGGGGTGATTTAGATTACGAAGATCACTTTATCACAGTAGCAAACATACAGACTTTAGTAAAACACACAACAACCTTAGCTAAAGAATTTGGTACAGTTATCTTAGATGAAGCACACCACTGCCCTGCTACTACATTTGCAAGTACAGTAGATAGTTTTCATGCTAGATATCGAATTGCTTTAAGCGGTACGATGATACGAAAAGATGGTAAACATATACTATTCAAAGATTACTTTGGTACTGTAGTATTAAAACCACCAGTATCAAATACAATACCGCCTACCATTCACATGGTAAAAAGTGGCATTACACTTAAACCTAATGCAACCTGGGTAGATAAAATTACTGATTTAACCCAAGACGACAAGTACAGACAATTTATTGCAGACATTGCTAAAATGCACGTTGCCGAAGGGCACAGCGTTTTAGTAATAGCAGATCGAGTAGAATTCTTAGAGAAAGTAAAAGAATATGTTGGTGAAACGTGTTTGTTGGTTACTGGGAACACCAGTTTTGAAGATCGACAAAGAGCAAAAGAACAGATACTTGCCAAAGAAAAAATGTGCATTGCTGGAAGCAGGCAAATATTTTCAGAGGGAATTTCAATCAACATCCTAAGTTGTGTAATTTTAGCAGTTCCTATGTCAAACGATAGCTTGCTAGAACAAATTGCTGGTAGAATTATGCGAATGCATGAGGGTAAACTAGATCCAATCATAGTAGACATTCAATTTGCTGGTTATGCAGATAAAAAGCAAAATACAGATAGGTTAGGGCTTTATCTACGCAAAGGCTGGCAAGTATTAGCCTAGATAAAATTTCACTTGTCAAATTGTATCCAAAATGGTATAATATTATTAAGTTTCAGTATATGACCCTTTTCTTCAACCTTTCATTGCTTGAGTCCGAAACACAGTGTGACTCTACAAAATTAGTTGAAACTTTAAGATTGCATTTTATTAGAAAATCTATTCCTAAAAACCAATACAGTAAAATCAAACCGATTTTTAACTTAAAAGGTAATAGTTTTCTAATAAACCCTGCTATTTTATTTACTGATACCAACACAGATATTGTACACAAAGCACAATATATAAGGTTAGCGGGGCGTAGAAACTACGCAATATACAAACACTACGGTTATACATATCTAGACCTATCTTATTATTCAGATATTGACCTAAACGCAATAAAATCAAATCCGCTACTAAAAATAACAGAAAACAAAATCCACTTCAAATACGAGGAAAAATAAAAATGGCACTTAGCTTTAAAAATACCAAAGGTAAAGCACAATCAAACAAAGTCGAATCTTATGAATACAAAGATGGCGAAAACACGGTCCGCTTAATTGGCGGAGTTCTTCCACGATACATTTATTGGCTGAAAGGCACTAATAACAAAGATATTCCAGTTGAATGTTTGGCGTTTAGTCGTGAAAAGGAGAAGTTCGATAACATTGAAAAAGATCATGTTACTGAGTATTATCCAGAAGCAAAATGCTCTTGGAGTTATTCTGTAAATTGTATTGACCCTAAGTCGCAGAAAGTTGTTGCTCTTAACTTGAAAAAGAAGTTGTTTGAGCAAATTGTTACAGCGGCTGAAGATTTAGGAGACCCTACTGACTATGATACAGGTTGGGATGTTGTATTCAAGCGTGTAAAGACAGGCCCACTGCCTTTTAATGTTGAGTATACCCTGCAAGTTTTACGTTGCAAAGCTCGCGCACTCAGTCCTGAAGAGCGTGCCTTAGCAGACGCTGCTAAATCTATTGATGAGAAATTTCCTCGTCCTACGGAAGCAGATGTAAAAGCCTTGTTGGATAAGATTACAACCCAGCAAGATGAAGACGGCGAAGCCGAATCTTCAGAGCAAGAAGCAGTCAAAGAACTAGGTTAAAAACTTAAGCCCGCTAAACGAAATGCTTAGCGGGCTTTTCTGTCTCAAGGACAACATGAAAGTATTATTTACAGCTGACGTACATATTAAATTGGGTCAGAAAAACGTTCCTGTAGCGTGGGCTAAAAATAGGTTTGATATGCTTTGGCAGCAACTAGAAACATTGCAATCAGAGTGTGAATTATTTGTTGTAGGCGGAGATGTTTTTGACAAACTTCCTAATATGGAAGAATTAGAAACTTATTTTGATTTAATTAATCATTGTAAAATTCCTACAATTATTTATGCAGGTAACCACGAAGCTGTTAAAAAAGACACAACATTTTTAACAAATCTAAAGCAAGTTACCAATAGATTGAATCCACTAGTAGAAATTATTGACGATTTTTATTCAGTGGATAATATGGATTTTATTCCATATAATAAACTAAAAGATTTTGAAAAGGCTCCACACTTAGTCTGTGGGGATATTTGCTTTACTCATGCTCGTGGAGAGATTCCTCCACACGTAAAGCCTGAACTAGACTTAGAACTATTTGCACGCTGGAAAGTAGTATTGGCTGGCGACTTACACAGTTATGAAAATTCTCAGAAAAATATCATCTATCCTGGCAGTCCAGTTACTACTAGTTTTCATCGTCATAATGTGGATACTGGTGTGGTTATATTGGATACCACAAGTCTAGAACATGAGTGGCGTAAGCTACAGCTGCCACAACTTATTCGTAAGACTGTTGGAGTAAGCGACCCTAAACCGCCAACAGACTATGACCACACAATTTACCAAGTTGAGGGCGATATGCAAGAACTTGGTGAGCTGGAAGACAGCGACCTAATTGATCGCAAAGTAATTAAGCGCGATACGGACAGCGCATTGATCCTAGACAAAGAAATGTCTATGAGTGAAGAAGTACGTGAGTATCTTGCATATATACTAGAATTGCCTGAAGATACTGTTGAACGTGTATTAAAGGAGTTTCAAAATTATGCAGACAAAATTGAATCGGAATAAAGCAGAGGTTTGGTCACAAACTAACTGTCCAGCTTGTCAAGAAGCAAAACGCTTGTTAACATCATATGCTATTGAATATACTGAGTGTATGATTGGTGCAGGCACATATACAAAAAAAGATTTAATTGAAAAAGTGCCTAACGCTCGCAGCGTTCCACAGATTTTCCTTGATGGTGAATATGTTGGTGGCTTACCAGAACTAAAAAAGAGATTAGCCGTAAATGATAACTATAAAACAACTACGATGGGCTAACGCCTTTAGCTACGGAAAAGATAATAAAATCGATTTTGTTGCTGCCCCACTTACACAATTAGTGGGCCGTAATGGGCATGGTAAAAGCTCTATAGCCCTTATCCTAGAAGAAGTATTATTTAATAAGAACTCTAAAGGTATTAAAAAGGCAGATATTCTTAATCGCTATGTTAAAGATAAGTCGTACACAATTGAATTAGACTTTAACCGTGATGGCACAGACTACACAATTAAGTCTAGTCGTGGTACTGCACAAACTGTTAAGCTATTTAAAGATACTGTAGATATTAGTGCTCACACAGCAACGGCTACTTATAAGATGATTGAAGACATATTAGGATTTGATCACAAGAGTTTTGCACAAATTGTCTATCAGTCAAATGCTAGCAGCCTTGAGTTTTTAACAGCTCCTGATACTGCTCGTAAAAAGTTTTTGATTGAGATTTTAAATTTAGGCAAATATACCAAAGCCGCCGAAGTATTCAAAGAAGTAAGTGCACAACTTACTAAAGATATTACAGCAGTACAGTCTCAAGTAAATACTGTTTCGAGTTGGTTAAACAAGTACGAAAAAACCGATTTAACACTAAAAGAAACTGTAGGTACTCCTGAATTAGATACAAATTTAATAACAGAAGCATCTACACTAGAATCTAGTATTAACAGCATTGAGTCTACTAATAAAAAGATCTCGCAAAATAACACTTATAAACAATTACAGTCTAAAATCAAACTACTGCCAATTCCTGAAAAACCCGAAGAAGGCATAGAAGGCTATCAAGCAGAAGTAGCAAAATTATCTAAAACGGTAAGCGATGCTCAAAGTTTTGTTTTAAAAATGAAAGCACTGCACGGCACTTGTCCTACTTGTTTAAGTGACATTGACGAAGAAAAAGTAACTGAATTAATTGAAGAAAAAACAGCAGAAGCTGAAATAGCGGCTGTAGAAACTATGAGCTATACTCAGAAAATAGTTCAGATCAAACAACAGAAAACTGTTTGGCAAGAAGCACAAAAAGCACAGGAAGATTGGGAAAAGTATCATACACTAATTGATACAGAATTACCAGATGTATTACTAGACAAACAAACACTACAACAACAATTTACAGAACTACAAAATTCAATTGCTGCCACTAAACGCAAAATTGTTGAGGCAGAGCAATACAACAAAGAAGTAACTGCACATAATACTAAAGTAGATTTAGTATCCAAGCAATTGGTTGAAATGAACCAAGAGTTAGAAGTTTATAGTGGTAAGTTGCACGAATTAAGCGAAAGAATGAGTATTTTAAATGTTTTAACAAAAACATTTAGTACAACAGGTTTAGTAGCAT